TACAGACCAACTACTGGCTTTGTTTCAATCTACTGGTTGCTTAATCACTGCCAATGCAAAGTAACTATTACAGCATTTGATTTCTTTAAAACTAAGAATAGATATACAATGGAAGAAGTACATCATATTGGAACTCCCAAAAGGTTACAACCATGATGTTAAATTGGAAGAAGAAGTTATTACAAAGTTAATTCAAAGAGGAATTATTAATGCCATTTAGTAAACCACAACTAGACGTATATACTTGTCCAAAAAGATTTAGAGTTCTAATTACAGGCAGAAGATTCGGCAAGACACACTTAGCCATGTATGAATTACTTAGATTCGCAAGTAGAAAACCTAACTCTAAAATATTCTATGTAGCACCTACTTACAGAATGTCTAAAGAGATTATGTGGAAACAAATCAAAAGACTTACAACTGAAAAGAGATGGATTAAATATGCTAATGAAACAGAACTAACTTTAATACTTAGGAATGGTAGTCAGATAAGTTTAAAAGGTGCTGACAAATCACCAGACAATTTACGAGGAGTTGGTTTGGACTTCCTTCTACTAGACGAGTATGCAGATATACCAGTTGAAGCTTGGACAGAAGTTCTGCGACCAACAATCTCAGATAAACACGTAACTGGAAATGTATTATTCATAGGAACACCAAGAGGATTTGGTAACTGGTCTTATGAGATATATCAAAAGGGTTTAGGAGATGACCCAGAATGGAAGTCATTTAAGTACACAACATTAGATGGTGGTCAAGTAGATCAAGAAGAAATTGAACAAGCCAAAAGAGATTTAGACGAGAGAACATTTAGACAAGAATATTTAGCTTCATTTGAAACATACTCAGGAGTTGTTTATTATAACTTTGATAGAGAATACAATGTCCAAGAATGTAAGTATGACAAAGATGCTATTATTCATATTGGCTTGGACTTTAACATAGACCCAATGTCAGCTTGTCTATTCCATGTTAAAAACGATATAGCTTATGTCTTTGATGAGATAGTTATTTACAGTTCAAATACTGATGAATTTATTGATGAACTATTAAGCAGATACCCTAAAACTAAAATGGTGGTTTACCCAGACCCAGCTTCAAGACAACGTAAAACTTCTGCTGGTGGAAGAACTGACTTAACCATATTGCAAAATGCTGGTTTAAATGTTAAAGCTAAGAATACTCATGCTTTAGTAAGAGACAGGATTAATTCTGTTAATAGCAAACTGAAGGCATTTGATGGAAAGAGAAGTATTTTTATTAATCCTTCTTGCAAAACACTAATTAATAGCTTAATGAAACAAGTTTACAAAGAAGGTACAAATCAACCAGAAAAAGGAAATGGTTACGATCACATGACTGATGCACTAGGATATGCAATAGAATACTTATTCCCAATAACATCAACACTTCCTAAATCACAACCTAAAAGATTTTCATAATGCCTTACACAAGAAAAGATATAGAACAACAACATACACAATACAAAGGCATGATGCCAAGATGGGANTATTTCATTAGATCATATTTAGGTGGAAAAGAGTTTCAAGATGGAAAGTTCCTACAAGAATACCAATTAGAATTAGAATCAGAATACTTTAAAAGACTTGCTTACACTCCATTAGACAATCATTGTAGAAATATAGTTCACATTTATTCAAGTTATTTATTTAGAGTACCACCAACTAGAGAATTAGGTTCATTAGAACAAGATGCAACAGTTGATTATTTCTTTGATGATGCAGATTTAGAAGGAAGAACATTTGATGCTCTTATGAGAGAAGTACAAGTTTATGCTTCTGTTTATGGACACTGCTGGATTATCGTGGACAAACCATCTTCAAATGTAATGACAAGAGGAGAAGAACTAGAACAAGGAATAAGACCATACCTAAGTATCTACACTCCTGAGAATGTATTAGACTGGAAATATGCTAGATCAACAAATGGATATTACTATTTAGAATATTTAAAGATTAGAGAATGTATTGAAGATGATGGAGAATATTACAAGATTTGGTATTTAGATAAAATTGATACAGTATTTTTACCAACTGCAAATAGAGATGAACCAAAACTAATTGAATCAGTACCTAATCCACTTGGTAAAATACCAGCAGTTATTTTATACAATCAAAGATCACCTATGAGAGGTTTAGGAGTATCTGACTTAACTGATATAGCTGACTTACAAAAATCTATTTACAATGAACTATCTGAGATTGAACAGATCATTAGAATATCTAATCACCCAAGCTTAGTTAAGACAAGAGATACTGAAGCTGTTGGTGGTGCAGGTTCTATAATTGAAATNCCTGATAACATTGATGCTAATTTAAAACCTTATATCTTACAACCAAGTGGAAGTAATTTAGATGGAGTATTAAAATCAATCGCACACAAAATAGAATCTATAAACAGATTATCTCATGTAGGGGCTATTAGAGCAACAGGNGAGAGAATACAATCTGGTATCGCACTAAGAACTGAGTTCCAATTACTAAATGCTAGACTTGCTGAAAAAGCAAAACTAATGGAACTTGCTGAAGAACAAATTTGGAGACTATATGCTCTATGGCAAGAAACAGTATTTGATGGAGAAGTTATGTACCCTACAACTTTTGACATTAGAGACTGGGCAACTGATTTAGAATTATTACAACAAGCTAAAGCTTCTAACATCAAGTCATCTACATTCACTAAAGAACTAGATAAACAAATAGCTAGAACTGTAATTGATGATGATGAGAAGTTAGTAATTATTGATGCTGAGATTGAACAAGGAACACAGGCACTNGGAGAGTTTCCACAACAACCAATAACATTACCAACAGTTTAATGTGGCACAAGATTTATTACAGCAACTTCAAAGCATACGAGAAAAAGCAGTCAATAATTTAGAAGCACAACATCAAAGATTATTAAACGATACNTTAAAAACTTTAGAGACTAGAGTAATACAAGCTGTATCTGAACTTCCNATTCAAGATGGTGCATTATTCAATACAAGACTTGCTATTGAGATTAGACCAAANNTACAACAAGCAATAGAAGAACTTTACTTAGCTAGAGTTCAAACATTTATNAATGACTANGANAAGATTGCAGGAACGATTGTTGCAACTTATGGAAAGCTTCCTATTCCNAATGAGTTTAAACAAATTACTGAAGCTGATTTAGTTACTATNCAACAACTAAAGAAGATTGCATTTACACAATTTCAAAACTTAGCTACTGANTTTACCAACACATTAGCACAAGAAGTTTATCAATCTACATTAGTAGGCAAACCTTTTGCAGAAGTAGTTGATTCTTTAAGAAGCAAGATCAATGGAATCTACCAACAATCAGATGACAGAAAAAGACAAGAACTTGTGGAGTTCGTACAAAAACAAAAAATCGCTGGTAAAACAAATACAGAAGATTTTAAAACAGCAGTAGATGAACTTAAACAAACTTATGGTTCAACAGTTACAGGTGCTAACCTTGCAGTATATTCATCTCAAATAGTACAAGATGCTTTAATGGGATTTGATGGACAATTTGCAAAGTTTAGAGCAGATGAATTAGGTTTAACTAGCTATGTTTATTATGGTTCAATCATTAGAGATAGTAGAGATTTCTGCGTAGAACACGCAAACAAAGTATTTACAGAAGAAGAAGCTAGACAATTATGGCAAAAAGATTGGCAAGGTAAATCAGGTAGCGACCCATTTATTGATAGAGGTGGATATAATTGTCGTCATCATTGGCAACCAGTAGACCCTGAGTGGGGAACTGTAAAAGATGATGGCACATTTGAATACACAGNAGAATAGAACATTTTAGCAACAACTTTGTTGCATTTTTACAATTTCCTTGATAATTGACAATTATAACAATATAGAAGGAGAACAAACAATGAACGACAAAGTAAAAGAGTCGGTTGAGAATACAGCATCTCAAGACAATGCTGGAGTAAACGAAGTTTCTGAAACAACTTCAACTGAGAACAAAGTTTTTACTGCNGAGCAGTTAGAACAAATAGTTCAAAGAAGATTAGAGAGATATAAAAAATCTGTTTCTAATAAACTTGATGGCATAGATATTGAAGAAGCCAAAAAGTTACTTGAAGAAAAGAAACTTAAAGAACTAGAAATCGCTAAACAACGTGGCGAGTTTGATAAAGTTCTGAAGGAGACAGTATCAAAAAAGGATTCAAAAATTCAATCGTTGGAATCTGAATTAAAAAGGATTCGTATAGACGAAACATTAGTAAATGTAGCTAGTGGCATGAAAGCTGTTAAACCAGCAGAAGTGAAACAACTACTTAGAAATAATGTTAGACTAAATGAACAAGGTTCTGTTGAAGTTATCAACGAAGATGGAACTCCTAGATACTCAGATAAAGGCGAACCAATGTCAGTTAATGATTTGGTAAGCGAATATTTAAAGAACAATCCTCACCATGTTTTATCTACTCCATCAGGGGCAGGTAGCAAGGGTCAGATTGGTGGTTCTTCGCCAAAGACTATTAATATTGGTGATCTTGATTTAAGTAATCCGAATGACAGAAAAATTTATGCTGACATGAGGAAACAACGAGAACAAGGTGTATTTAAAATGAAAATAACTAACAACAACAACAAACTATAAAAAACTATGGCAAACGAAACAACAAGTTCTACACTATCGGAACTTTTTACGAATATAACTCAAGAAGCTATATTCACATTCCAAGAAACTTCAGTTATGAGACCACTTGTAACTACTTACCCAATAAGTGGACAAGGTAAAACTATTGAAGTTCCTGTGTACCCAACAATCAGTGCTTCAGCAGTAAACGAAGCTTCTGATTTATCTAATACAGCAGTAAACCCTACTTCAGCTACTATCACTGCATCTGAAGTTGGTGTTATGACAACTTTAACTGACTTAGCTAGAGATTCAGCTAGTCGTAATGTTGGTGCTGACATTGGAAAATTATTCGGTGAAGCAATCGCTAAAAAAGTTGATACTGATTTAGCTGGTTTACTAGACGACTTTGCATCTGCAAACGATCAAGGTGGTGCTGGAACTGAACTAACTGCTGACTTGCTTTTCAAAGCACAAGCGATTTTAAGAAGTGCAAATGTACCTGCACCTTACTACGCAGTGTTTCACCCTAAAGCAACTTTCAATTTAAAGAAAACTTTAACACAACCTGCTTACACAACATCAAGTTCAGGTTATGC